AGCAGATTACGGACCGAGAATATGGGCACAACTCGTTCAAGCATCAAGTGAAATTATACTAGATTGGTATGATGTTTATGCAGAAAAGAATGAAAATTTTGTGTTAGATCAGCAAGTTAGAAAAGTTTTATTGGCTTCCATTTTAAATACAATTCATATAACTGGTAGCTCAGTTTATATGACATTTTGTGGAATACCATCAGGACATCCAATAACAACATTGTTGAATGACATAATGCATCATTTACTCATTAGAATTGCGTGGGTGGAGATCACGGGATTAAGTATGAGTGAATTTGACGAGTGTGTAGAATACGTCACATATGGGGATGACGAATTGGTCAATGTGTGCGATGAAGTGGCCGAAATGTTTAATTGTGCAGCTTTAATGGATTGGTATGCCAGATATGATTTTGTTTATACTGATGCCAGTAAAGTGGGAAATATTAAATATCAGGTTTTAGAAAAAGAAACGTTTTTAAAGCGTAGTTTCTTAAAACATCCCACTCGACAGGGCATGTGGTTGGCACCGTTGGAAGAAAAGTCAATACATGAAGCAGCACAATGGGTATGGAAATCGCCCTCCCTACGAGATTCCACAGTGGAAAATGTTCGATCATCTCTTGAATTGGCATTTGGCCATGGACCAAAATATTTCGAAGCATGGAAAGCGAAGTTAGATGAGGCATCAATAAAAGCAAAGTTGCCCCTAATTGCATTAACATGGAATGATTTGGACCGAACATTCTTCAGTGACTTTCCAATTGAAAGGTCTGGAGAAATGCAAGAGATGGTAGGAATAACACAATTACCACCAATAAATAAAAACTTAACCGTTTTTAACGATGAGGAAGAGGAAGAATTTATAGATAGTGCGTGTATGATAAAAAATTCAAAATACGCGTCTCTCTTATATTAATAATCAAATAAAATAAATAATAAAATAATCAATAGAATTAGTTATATTTCTTCAATTCATAGATGTAGTAATGTTGAATTTTGATCATATAAACGTACTAGACGCATAAAGAGCTAGGTAAATCGTGGTTGAAATGATAAATTTAACTATAATATTACATAATTTAATTTAAA